AAAGGAGGTTTTACAATGAGATATGCACAAATTGACAGCAATGGCATTTGCTTTGCAGAATCGTTTTTATCTGGAGAAGTAATAGCAGAGGATATGATACCTTTAACAGATGATGAGCCTTCTCCATTAGGGAAAAGGTATGTCAATGGTGTGTGGGAAGAAGTGGAAAAAGAAGAAATACCACAACCACCTTCTGACAGTGAAATCATTATGCAAAGTATATCAGAATTAGAATTACAAAATTTTGAAGCACAGCAAGAAAGACAAATGTTGGCACAGCAAATGGCAGATTTAGAATTAGCAATGTTAGAAGGAGGAAATGCAAATGTATGAGATATTAAAACAAAGATATGAAAGAAATTTTGTAAGAAAAGACCAGTTACAAAGATATGTTGCACTGGGTAAAATCACACAACAGCAATATGAACAGATTGTAAAAGAAAAGGATAGAGTAGAGGACGAAATTGTATGATAACAATACACGATAAATTTACTAGGGATTTTACAGGCATAGGAAAGAATATATTGTATCCAGATAACTGCACGATACAAGAAGAATTAAACGGTATGTTTGAAATGACATTGACACACCCCTATGATGTGCAGGGAAGATGGAAGGGCTTACAGCTTCAAAACATTATTGTTGCTCCTACTCCACTGGGAAATCAGCCTTTTAGAATATTTAAAACTGTTTTAAATTTCAACAGCATTACAGTGTATGCCCGTCATATATTTTATGATTTGCTTGATAATATGGCAGAAGAATTTGAAGTAAGTTATGCAGACCCTCAACAATGGCTGGATACTTACAAACAGTCGTTAGTGTTAGAACAAGGCTTTACATTTACAGCAGAGTGGGAAAAAGATACAGAAGGCACTGGAAAAGGATTTGTTACAAAAGATATGAATGGTGTCGCTGCACTGATTGAACCCTATCAGCCACAAAATAAAATACAGCGTGAGAATAGAAGTTTTGTGTCTTGGTTTGAAGATATGACATTGATTAGGGACAAATGGCACGTGCATTTTAAACAGTGGAGTGAAGAAGAAACTGGTTTTTGTGTGCAGTATGGCAAAAATATGATGGGGCTGACAGTAGAAGAAGATATTTCAGATATTATTACTAGGGTATATCCTAGAATAGATGGAGGAACGGAAGAAGAACCTATTCCGCCCTATAGCAAAGAGTACATAGATAGCGTTCATATAGGAGATTATGTATATCCTAAAGTGAGGGCAATACAATATGACAGCTATGACCCTTCCGAAGTAAATGATATGCTTTATGAGATATTAGTTAATTTGGTTACATTTGACTATGACCAAAAAGCTACAGTAAATGTCAATATCAATGTTAATTTCCAAATGCTTTCCCGTCTGGAAGGCTATGAAAAATATAAAGACTTGGAAAATGTGATAATAGGAGATATTGTTACCATTGTAGACGAAAGAACAAATTTGAAAAGAAATGCAAGAGTGATTTCTTATGATTGGGACGCTGTGGCACAAAAATATAATGGCATTGAATTAGGTACAGCAAAAGAAACGTTAGTACATTACATAAAAGGTGGTTCTTATGTGCCAAGTGGTTTATAAAAGGAGTGATAATAGTGATTAACTGGAAGGTAAGGGCAAAAAATCCGTATTTTTGGTTCGGATTGGTGGCGATAGTGTTGGCGGCTGTTGGAGCAAAACCAGAAATGTTTACCAGTTGGGCAATATTGGCGGAGCAAGTGAAAAATCTTTTGAGTAATCCTTTTGCATTGGGGTGTGTAGTTGTAGCGATTGTGGGCTATATCAATGACCCTACTACACAAGGTATTACAGATAGTAAACAGGCATTGACTTACAATAAACCTAAAAAAGATTAAAAAATAGAGAAAATAGGAGGAAAATATATTATGAAAAAAATAGCAATGATATCACAAACAATGGGCGGCAAAACAGAGCAAGAAATTTTACAAACAAGAGAAAAGGCAGTAGCAGTTTTAACAGAAAAAGGCTATGAAGTGTTAAATACTTATTTTGAGGATAACGAACAGGATTTGAAAGAAAAAGGTTATGAAAACGTACCTTTGTATCATCTTGCAAAATCTTTAAAATATATGTCAAAATGCAATGCTGTTTATTTCTGCAAAGGTTGGGAAAATGCAAGAGGTTGCAGAATTGAACACGAAACAGCAAAAGCATATGATTTAGACATCATTTATGAATGAAAGGTGATACTATGCAAAGATATGATATTATATCAAAACCATATTGGTCAAATTGTTTCATAGAAGCAATAAGGGCAAAATCAAAAAATAGTAATGTCAAAATATATTTTTGCAAACCAAGAATTACTGAAAATGGAAATTTTCAAATGTTACATTTTATGTGGAGCGATGGAGTGGCTGATTATGATTTTTCAGACTTAGATAATACAGAACATTCATTTTATAAAGATTTATTTTTTAAAGGTGTTATAAGAAGGCATCATATTGGATTTGCAAAAAAATATTCACAGTATAGAAATAATAAAAAGAGGTGATACATATGGAAATCAAACAGATATTAGCACACACAAGCAACTACACAAAAGGCAGAAAACAGCCAGTAGAATATATTGTAGTACATTACACAGCGAATAATGGAGATACAGCACAAGGAAACGGCAATTATTTCAGTCAACCAAATAGAAACGCTTCTGCTCATTATTTTGTAGATGAAAGTAATGTAGTACAAAGTGTAAAAGATACGGATACCGCTTGGCATTGTGGAGCCAAAAGCTACAAACACACTATATGCAGAAATGATAATAGTATAGGTGTGGAGATGTGTAGTGAAAAAGATGAGAAAGGGCAATACTACATAAATGAACAAACGCAAAATACAGCAATTAAACTAATAAATGTGCTTATGTCAAAATACAGTATACCTATAAAAAATGTAATTAGGCACTATGACGTTACAGGCAAAATGTGCCCAGAACCTTTTATTAGAAACCAAGTGCAATGGCTAGACTTTAAAAAGAAGTTGAGCGAACAAAAGGAGGAAAGTGTAGAAATGATATACAACTATATTGATGAAAATATGCCAGATTGGGCAAAACCAACGGTACAAAAACTGATTGACAAAGGTGCACTAAAAGGGAATGAAAAAGGAGAATTGTTGTTAACTGGTACAATGTTGAGGATGTTTGTAATACACGATAGAATGGGAGTATATGACAGATGAGGGCAGTAATGCCCTTTTTTTATTTTAGGAGGTATTTTTATGAATAGTTTTATACCTTGGATAGGTGGCAAAAAGCTGTTAAGAAAACATATTGTAAATAAATTTCCACAAAATATTAGTAGGTATGTTGAAGTGTTCGGCGGTGCGGGCTGGGTATTGTTTTATAAAGAAAAAATTGCAAGTCAAGAAGTGTACAACGATATAAATGGGGAATTGGTTAATCTATTTCGATGTGTAAAATATCATTCTAATGCGATAATAAACGAATTGAGATTTACACCCAATGCAAGAGAACTGTTTAACGATTTTAAACAAAATAGAAATAGAACAGATTTGACAGACATTCAAAGGGCAGCGATGTTTTATTATTTAGTTAGGACATCTTATGGTGCAAAGTTAGAGCAGTATGGTGCCAATTACAGAAGTCCTTATTTGTTTTTACAAGATATAGAAGCAATTTCAAAAAGATTGTCAAGAGTAGTAATAGAAAATAAAGATTTTCAATACATATTGCAAAAATATGACAAACAAGGTACGTTATTTTATTGTGACCCGCCTTATTATAAAACGGAAAAAATGTATGATATGGGCGGTTGTAGTTTTGGGAAAAAACAGCATATATTGTTAAGAGATATGCTAAAAGACATCAAAGGCAATTTTGTATTAAGCTATAATGATGATGATTTTATAAGAAATTTGTATGAAGGATTTGATATACAAGAAGTAGAAAGGAGTAATAATTTATCTCTTAATGATGGCAAAAAAGGCGTGTATAAAGAATTGATTATATCTAATTTTTAG